CGCGCTGAAGTTTGTATCTCCCGGCTTTGACGGAGTGCCGGACCGTATCGTTCTCTTCCCCGGAGGCTGTGCCGGGTTTGTGGAACTGAAAAGCCCCGGCAAAACAATGCGTCCACTGCAGGTAAGACGGAAGAGGCAATTGGAAAGTCTCGGCTTCAGAGTCTTCTGCGTGGACGGAACAGAACAGATCGAGGAGGTACTCAATGCGATACGAACCCCATGAATATCAGACATACGCGACGCGGTTCATCCTGTCGCATCCCATAGCGGCGGTACTGCTTGAAATGGGTCTCGGAAAAAGCGTGATCACGTTGACGGCGCTTTTCGACCTGTGTCTCGACAGCTTCCTTATACGGAAAGTGCTTGTGATCGCCCCGCTGCGAGTGGCGCGGGACACATGGCCTTCGGAAATAAGGAAATGGGATCACCTCGCAGGACTGACATACTCCGTAGCAGTCGGTACGGAGGCCGAACGGAAGGCGGCGCTCATGCAGAAATCATCCCTGTATATCATCAACCGCGAAAATGTGGACTGGCTCGTAAACAAAAGCGGTCTGCCGTTCGATTATGACATGATCGTCATCGACGAGCTTTCGTCCTTCAAGTCCTGGCAGGCAAAACGATTCAAAAGCCTTCTGAAAGTCCGGCCTCATGTAAAGCGCGTCGTGGGGCTGACGGGAACGCCGTCCTCCAACGGTCTCATGGATCTGTGGGCGCAGTTCCGTCTGCTCGATCTCGGAAAACGGCTCGGACGGTACATCACGTATTACCGGAATGCCTATTTTATCCCGGACAAGCGGAACGGCGAAGTGGTGTTCAGCTACAAGCCTCTCCCCGGCGCGGAGGAACGGATCTACGCGCAGATATCGGACATCACGATCTCCATGAAGTCCTGCGACTACCTCAAGCTGCCGGAATGCGTCATAAACGCCGTTCCCGTATATATGAACGAACAGGAACAGGCTGTATACGACAATTTCAGGGAGGATATGGTCGCAAAGATAAAGGGTACGGAGATCGACGCGGCAAATGCGGCGGTGCTTTCCGGCAAGCTCCTCCAGATGGCGAACGGAGCGGTATATGACGAGGATAAAAACAGCCACTACATCCATGACCGCAAACTGGACGCCCTGGAAGACCTTATCGAAGGCGCAAACGGCAAGCCCGTGCTGATCGCCTACTGGTATCAGCACGATGCGGAGCGGATAAAGGCGAGATTTCCCGTGAGGGAGATCAAGACCTCGAAGGATATCGATGACTGGAATGCGGGAAGGATTTCTGCGGCAATCATCCATCCTGCCTCCGCGGGTCACGGGCTGAATCTCCAGTCCGGCGGTTCCACGCTCATATGGTTTGGTCTCACATGGAGCCTTGAACTGTATCAGCAGACAAACGCCCGCCTTCACCGCCAGGGACAGAAGGACACGGTCATCATCCACCACATCATCACCGCCGGCACGATAGATGAGGACGTTATGAAGGCGCTACGCAAAAAGGAGCGGACGCAGAACGCGCTCATCGACGCGGTCAAGGCGCATCTGAGGGCGTCCGTATGACCGACCCCTGGGAAAACCTCGCAAACGCGATCGTCCTGCAAGCCGTAAAGGATTACCGCGAGGCGAGGAAAAAACAAAAAAAACGGCCGAAGAACGAAGACGCGAAGCTCATGATAACGGATTGTGAGGCATTCTTCCGTTCCGACTGGTTCGCGGCGCTCACAGATATCGACGGTGAGGCGCTGCTGCGAAAATTACAGGAGGAAGAATTATGACATCGAAAGAATACCTCAGACAGGCGTACCGCCTCGACCACAGGATCAATTCCGACATCGAGGAAATGGAGCGTCTGCGCGATATGGCGGGAAGCGTCTCCTCCCCAAGCCTGGAGGAACGGCATAATCCGAACCGTCCGACGGAAGCGCCCTTTGTGCGGTGCCTTGAGAAGGTCTGGGACCTGGAGCAGAAGATCAATTCTGAAATCGACCGGCTCATTGACCTCAAGGCACAGATGCGGGAGGTAATCGCAACGGCATCCAATGCGGATGAGCAGATGGTTCTCCGCTACCGTTATATCCACAACATGACCTGGGAACAGATCGGGGATGAATTGAATGCTGACCGCACGACCGTATACCGCTGGCATAACTCGGCGCTGAACCATGTGACGCTGCCGGAGGATCCCATACGGATATAAACTTGCACGGTTTGCAACACTTTGCAACAAGTAACCACAGTGCCGTCTATGTTATAGTATAATCAGCGAAAAGCAGAATGAGACGAGCCTCATGGGAGCGATCCTTCCGGGGCTTTTCTTATGCGCGGAAAGGAGGCGGCTATGCCAAGGAAACCAAAGAGACCGTGCCGCTATCCCGGCTGTCCGAATCTTACGGACGGCGTTTATTGTGAGGAACACGCGAAACAGATGGAGCAGCACTACGAGAAGTTCCAGCGTGGGTATTCTCCCGGAAAACGCTACGGCAGAGCCTGGGTGCGTATCCGTCACCGTTACGCAACCAAGCATCCTCTTTGTGAACAGTGCTTGAAGAACGGACGGTATGTTGCGGTGGAGGAAGTCCACCACATCGTGCCGTTGTCCGAGGGCGGGACGCATGATCCGGCAAATTTGATGAGTCTTTGCCAGTCCTGTCATACGAAGATCCATCTTGAGATGGGCGATCGGCAGATCAGGCGGTGACAGGAGGGGCGGGTCAAATCTCTGTGTGTGGTCCCTCCGGGCAACGGCGCGGGGTGTCGTGTTCAAAAATGGCGAAATCAAAAGGGTAATAAAGGACCCTGTATAAAAATCTGATAGAAAGGGCGGTGAGAACGTGCCGACAAAATCGAATAACACAGGCGGACGCGGCGGCAGAAGGCCGGGCGCAGGCAGGAAAGCCAAAGGTGTCGCAGAAAAAGCAGCCAATGGTAATCCTGGCGGCAGGAAACTTACTGTCCTGGATATTCCAGATGTGGAAGGTAGTGACATGCCTAAGCCCGATGAGATCCTGTCCGCCACACAGAAGGATGGCACAAAGCTGAAAGCCGCCGAGATATATGAAGCCGTATGGAAATGGCTTGACAAACTGAATGCAACAGCGTATGTGTCCCCGCAGGTCATTGAGCAGTATGCGATGTGTCGTGCGAGGTGGCTGCAGTGCGAGGAAATGACGAATGAACTGGGATTTCTTTCACGGCATCCGACTACCAATAAGCCAATCACATCGCCGTTTATCAATATTGGCATCAACTATATGAATCAGGCTACCCGGCAATGGGATGCCATCATGCAGATCGTCAAGGAGAACTGTTCCGCAGACTACTCCGGAATGAATCCAAACGATGATCTCGACAAATTACTACATGAAAGGAAGGGCATTTGATATGTACGAAAAAGTAAATCCGGCCCATCCCGACAAGGTGGCTGACCGCATCGCCGGGGCCCTTGTGGATGCGGCTTATGCAAAAGAAAAAGATCCGAGGATCGCTGTTGAGGTCCTGGTCGGACACGGAATCTGCCATATTATTGCGGAGACTTCTGTTTCCATTCCGCGTGAGGATGTGGAGAACATTGTAAAGCGTATCGCTGGAAATCTTATCTGTGATTACAGAGAAGTGCCGCAAGATGTACATCTTTCCGATAATCAGGATGGGATGATCCGCTGTGGTGATAACGGCATTTTTAAAGGTGTTCCCGTGACGGAGGAGCAGAAGGCGCTGACCGACATTGCGAAATTTATGTATAACACATATCACGCAGACGGAAAGTACATTCTCGACCAGGCACGGCTCATCATCTGCCAGAGCAATGCTGACAGCAGACATTTGAAAGAGGTGTATCCGGCTGCCGAAGTCAATCCTATCGGTGATTGGACAGGCGGTACGGATGTGGATTCCGGCGCTACCAACCGGAAACTGGGCAGCGATATGGCGGACTCCGTTACAGGCGGCGGTCTGCACGGCAAAGACCTTAGTAAAGCTGATGTGTCGGTAAACATCTACGCATGGCTTCAGGCGCAGGAAACAGGAATCCCCGTGGAAGTCTGCTGCGCCATCGGCGATGAAGAGATCGATGGCATTCCTTACAGTGAGATCGTAGAGACGGCCAGGGACTATATCAGGTCCATCGGAGGCTTTGAGAAATTTGCGGAATGGGGGCTTGTGCGATGAAGACTACAACAGAAATGCAGCTTGTTTCGATCGAGAAGCTGGTGCCGTATGTCAACAATGCACGTACCCATTCCCCGGAACAGATCAATAAACTCCGCTCCTCCCTCAGAGAGTTCGGCTTTATCAATCCGGTCATCATCGACCGTGACTATGGTGTGATCGCCGGACACGGCAGGATCATGGCGGCGAAGGAAGAAAACATCAAGGAAGTCCCGTGCGTGTTTGCCGACCATCTGACCGAGGCACAGAAAAAGGCATATATCATTGCCGACAACCGCATGGCGATGGATGCCGGATGGGATGAGGAGCTTCTGCGGGTGGAAATCGAAGCATTGCAGGCGGAAGCATTCGATATCGCCTTGACGGGCTTCGATGAAAAGGAGCTGTCAAAACTATTTGATGATGGCACAGATGCCGAAGACGATGATTTTGATGTCGATGCGGAACTGGAGCGTCCGGTCTTTTCAAAGGCTGGAGACATCTGGCATCTTGGAAGGCACACAGTCTATTGCGGTGATTCCACGCTGACGGAAAGCTATGCAGCGGTCCTGGGCGATAACAAGGTAAACCTTGTCTGCACCGATCCTCCGTATCTCGTTGCATTGGAAAGCTCTGTAGGCAAAATCAAAAACGATGATCTCTCCGATGAGGACGGATATAAGTTCTTAAAGAAGGCATTCGATTGCTTCCATGATGCGATGGCAACGGATGCCTCTATCTATGTCTTCTACGCCACGATGAAGGCGAGGGTGTTCTACGATGCCTACGAGGATGCCGGATTCAAGGTCGGCGCGGGGCTGATCTGGAAGAAACCGAGAGCGCCACTTATGCGTACCGACTGGAAGTTCAACATGGAACCTATCATCTGGGGCTGGCGCAAAGATGGCAAGCACATCTGGTATGGGGATCAAAAGCAGAAGGCCGTATTCGAGTTTGACGGTATCAAAAATGCCAAGGAGGACGGACATGGGCACCCATCAAGCAAGCCTGTGCCGCTGATTGCATACCTCATCAAGCAGTGTACGCAGACCAATGGGATCGTCCTGGACGGTTTCCTCGGGTCTGCTTCCACGCTGATCGCCTGTGAACAGCTGAACCGTATCTGCTGCGGCATCGAACTGGAACCGAAGTTTGTGGACGTAGCAGTGAAAAGATACATCGAATTCAAAAACGGCGATGCCTCGGATGTGTTTGTTGTGCGTGACGGGAAAGAGATCCCTTACGCGGAAGTGGAGGTGCCGGATGGAGAATAAACTGACACTTGGGAGCCTGTTTGACGGCTCCGGTAGCTTTCCCCTCGGCGGTCTGCTTTCCGGTATCACTCCGGTATGGGCATCGGAGATCGAACCTTTCCCCATCCGGGTGACCACGAAACGCCTGCCTCAGATGAAGCACTACGGCGATGTCTCCCTTATGGACGGCGGAGAGGTCGAGCCTGTGGATATCATTACATTCGGCAGCCCGTGCCAGGATATGAGCATCGCAGGCAAGCGTGAAGGACTGGACGGCAACCGCTCCGGTCTTTTTTATGAAGCCGTCCGTATCATTAAGGAAATGAGGGTAAAGACCAATGGCAAATATCCAAGATATATCGTCTGGGAAAACGTTCCCGGCGCCTTCTCCTCAAACAAAGGAGAGGACTTCCGATGCGTCCTCAAAAGCATCTGCCACATCGCAGATGAGACCGTATCAGTTCCTTCTGTTAAGAAGTGGCAGTACGCAGGAGAGATCGTGGGAGACGGTTACTCCGTTGCCTGGAGACTCCTGGACGCGCAATACTGGGGAGTCCCCCAGAGAAGAAAACGTATCTACCTTGTCGCAGATTTTGCAGACGGGAGTGCCGGAAAAATATTATTTGAGTCAGAAGGCCTGTCTGGGTATTCTGCGGAGGGCTTCCGCTCGTGGCAAGGAGCTGCCGCCGATGCTGCAGAGAGCATTGCAAAGGCAAGCCACCTGTGCTTAAACGACCAGGGCGGTCAGCGGATGGACGTGACAGAGGATGTTACCTGTACGCTTCGTGCCGGGGCAAACCATCCTCCGCTCGTATTTGAGAACCACTCGCAGGATTCCAGATATACGGGTCCGCTTGATGTGGCACAGACTGTTCTTTCCACCTTCGGGACCGGCGGGAACAATCAGCCGTTCGTGGTGGAGACACCGAAAACGCTGAAGATCCGCTCCGGCTGTGAAGGCGGCGGCAAGGGCGCTTTGATACAGGATGATAAGTCCGCTACGCTCGGCACCCATAACGACCAGACGTTGTTCCAGCCGAAGGTTTATGGCATCTGCTCCAAAGACAGCAATGCCATGAAGTCTGCCAATCCTCACAGCGGTTTTTATGAGGCCACAACCTCAAGAACGCTTGACGGAAACGGCGGCAATCCCTCCTGCAACCAGGGCGGCATGGCAGTGATCGAAGGCAACGGAACACGGCCTTCCCATAAGGGTGACGGTTATAAGGAATCCGATGTCATGTATACGCTCAATGCCACAGAACAGCATGCTGTTGCCTATGGCATCGACCGTGCGGCATTCAACCAGGGGCAGAACGCTAAGTTCGGCTTTGCCGTGGAAACGGAAGTAGAGCCGACCATCGTGGCAAAAGGTCCGGGTGCAGTTGCAGAGCCGACATACTCTTCGAGCAAGGCATCCTTCTTTACCGAAGCGACTGAGGAACTGGCATCCACGCTTGTGGCAACGGACTATAAAGACCCGCCGCTCATCAATGATAAGGATGATACAGACTATATCGTCCGCAGGCTGACACCGACCGAGTGTGCAAGGCTGCAGGGCTTTCCTGACTGGTGGTGCGATGACCTCGGAACGGAGAAGCCGACTGATGAGGAGATGTACTTCTGGTATAAGGTGTTCGAGACATGGCGAAAGGCAACGAATCCTGACGGCAAGCCGAAGACCTCAAAGCAGATCAGGAAATGGCTGACAGACCCGTATTCCGACTCTGCAGAATATAAAATGTGGGGCAACGGTGTGGCACTTCCGTGCGTATGCTTCGTGCTTTCCGGCATTGTGTATTACTCACAGTTTCCGGGCGAATAAAGGGTGGTAATTCTACCTCGGAATTATCGCTTATTTGCTTGCTATTTCGGGGCTTTAGAGTGATGTATATACATGCCGAAAGGGTGCGGGTGTCCGGTGGACACCTCTCAGCCGCAGGCTGAGAAGCACCGACCGAGGCGACAGCCGAGAAAAGAAAACAAGCGAAAAACAAGGAGGTACGCACAGATGAAGGTACGCTACAACGTAACAGGACAGAGGAGAAAAGACCTGGTCAAGATCATCTCCGACACCACAGGTGCCAAGGCAGTCTACAAGTTCATGCCGACCTGCAATTACGAGATCGATTACTTCACAGTCACGAAGGACGGCACTCTGGAATTCGATGACAGAGCCTATTCTGAAGAGGTCGAGCAGGTGCTTGAAGCCATCGTTGCGGCAGGCTTTGAATGTGAGCCGCAGGAGGGCGGAGAAACTACCGTGGAAGGAATGGCAAAGGAAACGACCAAAGAGCCGGAGAACGCGCCACAGGGCGAAACCACGGGGCTTACGGTGGAGATTCCGCTCGACAAGATGAACGTGGGAAACCTTACGAAACTTCTGGACGCCAAAGGCAGCCTGATAAAGAAGGCGCTTGGCACAGACGATATCCGAATCGAGATCAAGGAAGACCGGGTGGCATTCCCCTGGTTTGATGAGGTCGAACCGGATACGGCGATGGCATACACCAAGTTCATCGCAGCGCTCTGCAAGATGGCAAAAGAAGCCAAGCGAGTCACAGCAACTGAGAAAGAAGTCGACAATGAGAAATACGCATTCCGGTGCTTTCTCCTCCGGCTTGGCTTCATTGGAGCGGAGTACAAGAAAGACCGCAAGATCCTGCTGAAGAACCTGACCGGATCTTCTGCTTTCAAGAACGGAGGTGCTGACCATGAAATTTCCGAGTAAGGAGATTGTGGAGCGGATACGCAGGCAGTACCCTGCAGGCTCCCGTGTGGAACTGGAACGGATGGACGATGTCCAGGCACCTCCCATCGGAACGAAAGGGACCGTGATCGGTGTCGATGA